TTTCAAGAAGCGATTCAATTGTTAGCAGCTAACTCAGCTGGACGCGGAAAGATTTGCTGTGCAATCTCTGCATCTGCTCAGTTTGACTTGTTACAAGAAGAAAAGATTACTAATCAGTTCTATGTAGATTACAAGCCAATTGCAGGCTCTGGTCTAGACGGACGCTTTGTACAGAATGTTGAATTTATTTTGATTCCTACAATGAGTGAGGGCGGTTTGCCATTAAATGGCGGAACTCGTACTTGTTTCATGTGGAACCATGAAGCGCTAGGTTACAGTTATTCAGATTTAGAGAAAACTGACATGCAATGGCAGGGTCTTTATGAATGTTGGTTGATTAACGCTAGAATCAAAGCTGGTTCTGTCGCAGTCGACAACAGTGGTATTGTTAAAATCGAAATTACTGAATAATAAAGGGGTCTAGTTATGGCATTTTCATTTGAAGGCTTTCAGAGAGTCAGTGTTGGCGAAGCTAAGGCGAGCGCCGCGGTCTGGGCTTATACTTCATCAGCAGATTCGCTGGTATCTATTGAAACACCTGCTTATTTTGATAAAAAGATCTTAGCGTTAAAGGTGGGTGATTTAATCTACGTGAATGCTTCCGATGGTACATCAATGTACACAGTACTTAATGTTGTTGGTTCTGTTGTTATTTCTGCATTGACATTGGGCGCAGGCGGATTACAAAGAGCGTCTATTACATTAACTGACATTGACGTTAACGGTATGTATTCATTTCCAAAAGAAATTATTCCTGCTCCAGGTGTTAACAAGTTGATTCGTATATCAGATGTTACTTATGAAGTAGATTTCTCTACCGCAGCTTATGCTAGTGGTGGCGTTATGAATCTTCAATATCTAGACATAATTAACGGCGGCGGACTTGCAGCCAGTGGAGGAGTATCAGCAGCTGCACTTAACGCCTTTGTTGCCGATGGTGTAGTTAGTGTTGACGGTATTTTGGCTAGCGCAACAACTCCTAACGTATCTAACGCTGGTATTTATCTATCGAACAAAACTGGCGCATTTACTACCGGTGATTCTCCTATCACTGTGCATGTAAACTACACAGTGCTTACTACAACGTTCTAAAGACAAACCTAAAGGGGGCTAATCGCCCCCTTTTTTATCTTACGAGGTGTTTAAGTGGGTGTCCCATACTCAAGAGTAAGTATAATATCAAATGCATTGCTGCTATTAGGTAAGCCTAGAATTGAAAGCATTGCAGCCGGCGGCCCTCCAGCCATCGCGGCTGACCAGCTATTCGATATGGTATTATCAGCAGACCTGTCAAGCCCAAACTGGCGATTTGCTACAAGCATAGCTAAGCTTTCACTAGTTGCAGGTACAGACATTACCTTTGCAAATTATCGTTATGCATACCAATTACCCGCTGACCTACTCGCAATTTGGCGAATCTGGCCAGGGGTCTCATACCAAGTATTCGGGCAAAGACTATATACATCTACCTCAAGCGAACTGCAAATTGAGTACCGCTCAGCAGTGTCGCTAGGTAATATGCCCCCTTCTTATCTTAATTACTTTACTTATCTATTGGCTGATACGTTATCGGCGGCTATGACACAAGATGCGTCTGTCATTAGTAAGATTAATACCCAAATGTTAACTGCCAAGTCACACGCTATGGTAGTTAATGCGCAAAATCATCCAAATCAAGCCATTGCTAGCTCTCCTTGGATTGCTGCAAGACTTGGTGGCGGGGGAGCTTCAAGACTTGGCTAACTTTGATGTATTACAAAACATGTTTACGGCTGGCGAGTTAGACCCAAGGTTTTTAGCTCAAGTAAACTATGAGGGGTACTCTAACGGCGCTAGAAAGCTTCGTAATGTAGTAGTGATTCCTCAGGGTGGTTGTATTAGACGGTTCGGCACCAACTATATAGATACGGTAGTTGATAGAACGAATGCCGACGCTCCAGTTACGGGCGCAGAGAATGCAGCACTATGGGGATACAACTTCAATAGCACAGAAGCATACCTATTGTTGCTACGTCCCGATACGGCTAGCGATATGGCTATTGATATCTATCTAGATGGCGTTCTACAGGCCAGCGTGGCTGCTTTAGCATCAACCTATACCCAAGCCATGATTAGAGATATCCGCATCGTAAGAGGCTCCGACAGGATTGTATTGCTACACAATGATATACAGCCGCATCAGCTTGTAAGAACATCGGCAGCGGTATGGACCTTATCCCTTATTACGTTCACCTTCTACCCAACCTATGATTATTCGTTGATAGACGGGGTATCTTACACTGCTCCACCGTCCCAGTTTACCTTCGTTTTATCTGGAACCCTCAACGCTTCTATATCGCACACGCTCGGCGGGGCCATATTCACTAGCAACCATGTGGGCGGCCTGTTTTACGGTGATACGGGTATAGTTAGAATAACCCAAGTAACAAGCTCGGTGATCGCGCTAGGCCGTATACTTCAGTCGTTCTCAGCTTCTACTGTTGTTATTCCTGGCAATGAATGCGTATTACTAGAAACGGCGTGGGGCAATGGTGGCACCGGAGTAGTGCCGGGCCCAGCGCGCGGATGGCCGGGACACGGTGACTTCTTCCAGGGCAGACTAGTGTTAGGTAACTTCAAGCTATTAGCGGCCAGGGGCAGCGCGTCTAACGTCAATGATTACTATAACTTTGATGATGCAGAAGCGGACGCGACGTCAGGGTATAGTTTTGATGCAGGCGTAAGTGGTAACGATATCATTCAAGATGTAATAGCCACTAAATCACTTGTATGTACAGGCTATATAGGCCCAAGTGCAACATCATTACTGTTAGATACAGCTACAACGCCCACGAATATCTTTTTAAACTCTCAGGGTAGCAATGGCTCGGCTCGTATCGATTCAGATATGATTAACAACCAAATTCTATATGTAGGCCAGAACAAAAGAACCATCTATTCAATGAATTACTTGGTTCCTGATACAGGCTATAACATATCTAACGCAAGCGCATTCTCGCAGCATTTAATTCAGCAGCCAGTGCAGACTTCCGTGTATAACCCCATTACTAACGATGGCGAATATTATCTGGTCGTTAATGGTAATGGCACGATGGCTACTTATCAGGTGCTGGCAGAAGAGAAGATATCAGCATGGTCATTAGGCAGCACTACAGGCAAGTTCTTTGATGTTGCAACCGCGGGCGCACATGCGTGGGTGATTGCAGAGCGTCAGATTAGAACAGGCACCACGGTTGCTGGTCAAATTGGCGCGGTATTCCTAGCTAACCCTGACTTCTTCATTACTAGCGACGTTACAGACCAATTAAACTCGACTGGTTCGGACGTTACACTGTTTGCCACTAATAATGACTATTTGATTCTCGGTGCTGCGGTTATTTTCAGCAGGTTAGGCGTTGTGTTAGATACGGCTGCCAGTATTGACATGGATTTGACCTATGAGTATTTGACGGGCGCTGGTGTCTGGACTGTCTTTAGTCTCGATACTGATGGAACTGCTGGCCTTACGCTTGATGGTGAAATTACATGGGACACCGGGCTGACTGGCTGGGGCAAGAATACAATCAATGGTGTTGATGACTACTATTGGGTCAGAATTCGCAGAAATGAAGCGACTGGAACGGCTCCGATTGAAGACCAGGTACAGATAAACGTAGCTAATAGAATGTATGTAGAGGAATTAAACTTTACTATCTACATGGATTCGCAAGTAGATGCAGTTAGCGACGGTGACGGTAAAGTAGATGTAGAACATCTCATAGGTCAGTATGGTTATGTATTCGTTAATGGAGACCCTAAAGGTCTAGAGTTAATATCTGCTGATGGTAGTGTGGATGTAGGCGAGGTAGGGGCTTCGGTGTCTGTTGGTCTAGATTACACGGTTCAAGTGTCACCAATGCCCGTAGTATTGCCAATGACTCGTAGTGGCATCAAGGTATATTCACCGATGCGCGTTAATGATGTCTATATAGATTACTTTGAGTCGCTTGGCTTGACGGTTGATGGCAACCCTGTTCAGTCAACAGATATGCAGGGTGTGCTTGTTGATGAAATTCCTGTGCCAAGTACCGGTGTATATGACTACACGCCGTTTCTAGGTTGGGATCCAAGGGCAAGTCTAACAATTTCACAATCATACCCAGCGCCAATGACGCTGCTTGGTATAGGTTATCGAGTAGAGGGAGCTAAATAATGTCAGGTGCAGAAGTTGCGTTAGCGGCGGTATTTGTAGGTGCGAGCATTGGTCAAATAGCTTTATCAAGGAGCGCGGCCAAAACGGAGCGCTTCGGTATAGATTTAAACACCGAGGCTAGTCTACTTCAAGGCCAGGAGATGGTGCTTGCTAGAGCGTCTGCGTTCACTGACTCTATAGCTGTAGCGGCTGCGGAAGCGGCTAGAGGCGTGGGGGCTGCAACTGGATTTACTCAGGTGGCCTTTAAAGGCTTGGGTAATCTGCAGAGTGACATGAATGCACTTAGCAACAAGGCCAGGTTTGACTCTTTATCAGGAGCTAGCTTAAGGAAAATGTCACTGCAGAAGCAAAAGGCCGACATGTTGGCTGGCATTGCGAGCATGGCAACGGCTGGCATGGCGTCCGGCATGTTTAGCGCTCCCGCAACTACCCCTACGGCACCGGCCCCTACAGCACCATCGGGCAGGCCGACCATGGCTAGAGGCGGCATAACAGTTTAAGGATAATACGCATGGCCGAGTTAAAGGCAGATACCAAGCAGATATTTAGCAGTGCCGAGAAGATGCCTGATTTAAGTAGTGGCATGCGGGCTATGTCTAGTACGCTGGGCGGTATTGCTAATCTTGCCGGCAATGAGCTTATTAAAAGCAAGCAGCTTAAAGATGAGGTTAACGCTTCATTTTCGGTTAATAGCGGCACATTTCAGCTAAACGATTTATATAATCGTGCGATTGAAAACCCTGACATGACGCAAGATGATTTATATTCATTGGGCACCCAGTCACAGGCGATTATTGAGCAGACGGCGCTAACGGCCCCTGGAAGAATGCAGTCAAAAGTAACGCAGCATCTATCTACCATTGGTTCTAAGCAGTTTCAAAATGCAAACGAGATATACAATAAGCAGGCCACTAAACGAGGTATAGCCTCGGTTACTGCCAATTTATTAGAGTCGGTGGTGGCGAGTAGAAACCCGGACAACGTTAGCAGCCCAGAGGACTTTGAGCATAGCGTAGACGTGGCTAAGCTGGCCCTCAAGTCGTTAGGTGTTAGTGACGAAGATATTAAGGGAATGCTGTTTAATGTTGATGTGCAACTTAATACTGAGCAACTGAGGGCGGCAATGCAGGCTGCTGGCTCAAAAGAACAGCTTGATAGTATCATCCAGCCTTTGTTTTACGAAAAAAACACTCAATTAGCAGATGCGGTCCTTAAAGATCTTTGGCCTTTGTATAAGAAATTTTCTTCTTTTTTCGAAGAGGGTGCAGACTTACAAAGTGCCTTTTACAATATTTACGCTCAGCAATCTCAAAAAAACCAAAATATGCCTACAAAAGACGCCAATGCGGCAGCGGGTTTATTGGCTATGTCTTATGCAGAGGCAAGGATTAAAGGCGACCCTACACCTGATTTAAACAATCCTTTAGCCGTTGTAATGCCTGATGACGCTACCCCCGAGGAAGCTGCAAACATACTGGGTCAAGCATTTGGCTCTGCGCGTAGTAATGTGCAAAACGTGGAGCCAACTTTTGAAGATTTTGTTAGGGCGCACGCTTCTCTTAACTCGCTTAATGCAACTAAAGTCCCGCAAATGATCGAGCAAGCATTTTCCGCGGGAGACGGTAAAACTGTTTTAGAAGCTTCCTTGGCTGTTAATGCAATGTACAGCGACCCAAGAGCTGAAAACTCAATTGAGTTAAGCGCTAAAGCCTCTATGCTGCAAACCGATTTTAGTTTGATGTATGCCGAGGGCCGGCGAGATTTAGATCAAATGATTGCCGAAGCTAGGCAAACTTTTGGAAACGGAGCTAATAAAAACTTAAATTTCAACTCCCAAAAGTTTAATGAAACCTACACATTAACAGGCCAGCCTTTTGCCAATGTCTTAAAAAACATTTACGGGACTGGTTCAATTGCCCCGCAAGTAATGGCTGAAACCTACAGAATCTTTAAAAACGCCTATGTAGCGTCAGACGGTCGTGACGAAGTAGCAATCCAGGATGTTCGTCGCAGATTGTCACGCAATTTTGGAACTAGCGCTTTTTCGGCCACAAAAAATGGTGAAAACGAAGTAGTAAGAGCTCCACTAGAAAAAGTATTGGTAGGACAAGAGAAAGTAACACAGGCTAATCAAATTAAGTTTTCATTGGTTAAAGTGGCATTAGAGAACGACACTTTGATAACCGAGTATTCAGATATTTTAAATGCAACAGACCGCGAAAAAGCGGAAAAGGTTTTCTACGAAAAAAATAGCGAAAAAAATAGAGAGTTCGAAAGACAAGTAGCGGCAAGGTATAGCGTACATCCAAATGAAAATTTAACAGTGAGCATGCCTAGAGCTGCGCAAATTTTGCCAAGCGGGCAAAAAGTAACCGGCAAAGTTGTTTTAAAGAACATCGGGTTTACCGATCAAAATGACCAAGGTTTACCTGTTTACGTTATGTCAATACAAGACGAGCTAACGGGGCAAATCTACCCTATTTACGACAAAAATAGCCCTTACCAGCAGCAAGCGTTAATGAGAGCAGATCCATTATCAATTTTTGCGCCTGAGTATGCTAAAACAGTTGATGAGCAAAGAATACAAGATGTATCTAACGAAACATTAAGCGTAGAAGCAAGAAGACTCTACCCTTGGGTGTCAATTAACCCCAAAACAATAAAAGATAACTACAGTTTGCGCAAAATGTATCAGGAAAACTTTGAAAACCAAAAAAGAGCAAAAAGAAACACAACTAAATCGCTTAAAGGTGGACAAGAATGAGCGGCGTTATTATCGAAGAGAAAATAGCCGACCAAACAAAGGGCGACCTGCCTAGGCTAGGCCAAAAGCTTAAACAAGAAGAAATATCAGACGCGCCAGCGCCAAAACCTGCTCCCGGGCCTGAGGCTGACCCAGAGGCTGATACTGCCCCTAAATTTCCTTCAGTTAACGAAATGAAGATGGGGTTCAAATCAACAGCTGCTGTAGATTCTAAGCCGTTGCCACCTCCTCAAGCAACAATATCAGAAGCAGCATGGGCCTCTATGGCAACAGGGTTAACAGCTTCGCTTTTTACTGGATTTTCTGTCGACCCAAATGCCGAGGTAGATCCAAATTTAAGGTACGAGGACTATATGCGCCCTCAAGACTTGCCTTACGCTGCTCAAATACTATCAATGCCAAACCTTGAGGAGTTACAAAGGTACCAAGCTGACATTGATAAGCGAAACATGTATTTAGATCAAATGAGCAGCAGGCCGGTAGTCTCGTTTTTTGCGTCAGTATTAGACCCAATTTACGCTGCAATTGACGTTGCTTCAATGGGTACGGCAATGGCAGTTACAGCGCCCTTACTTACCGCCAGCATTGCAGCAACAAGGGCAGCTAAAGGGGTAAGAGCAGCGGACGCGGTACTAGTTGGTGGTAGAGCAGCTCAGCTTGCTATCAGTGGCGGAATAACAGCAGCGGTTGGCATTGAACTGCAAGAAGCAACCAACCTTCTGTATAAAAACGAAGAAAAAGGAAAGGAGATTTTCTTTTCTGCTTTGATTAATAGTGCGCTTGGTGGCGGAGGCATTTATTATTCCGTTAAGAAAAAGCAAAAACTTTTACAAAATTTACAAAGCGCCTTTGATATAGGCCAGGAGCACGCTGATATGGGGCCGCCAAGACCAACCCCAGAACAAAGCGGCATTTTGTCAGACGGAACTAAGCCAGATATTAGGGCTCAAATGGACGAAGAGCAAGCAGGGCCGCCTAAACCAAAGATGACAGCGGCAGAAAAAGAATCAGCAGCCGCTCAACTAAAAGAGCAATCTGTAAGAGACGCCGAATCTAGACCGGCTGAATACCAATCTCTAAGAGACCAATTTGCACTTGTTGGTGAAAATTTAATTCAAAACCTAAACGTACCTGAAGCTGTTAAAAAAGTTGCTGCGTTAATGTCCAAAACGCTAAAGTTTTCCGCTGTGAACAGAACAATATCCTCTAAGTTGGGCACGTTTAGAATGCTTGCTCACACTTTCCAGGAAAGCGCTTACGAGCTGATCGGCACAAGAAACGGCTACCTTAGAGCAAGGTCAGCAAGCTCTATCAATAAAGATTTAGCCTCAAACGTTACTTTGTCCAATGTAGAAGCTTACTCAATATTTCTTGAGGTAAACGACATAGACGTAGGCAAGACAGGTCTGGCAAGATTTACTCAAGCAGAAATAGCTCAAAAAGAATTAAGCTTTTTTAACGAAGTTAGCGAAGCAATGGTCTATTTAGATACCAACAAAGAGTTAGATAGATCTTTTTCACCAGGCGTAAAAGAAGCAGCTAAAATCTATCATGAACGTATCTACAAGCCAATTAGTGAAGAGCTAAAAGCGCGCGGACTTATTAAAGACGACGCCACGGCAATGGAAACTCTAAACTACCTAAACCAAGAGTGGGACAGGCCTGCCATGATGGCAAACCCTGAAGGCTCCAAGGGCTGGTTGGCCAGTGTGTTTGCAAATCAAAACGAAGAATTGCTTAGCATAATGCCCAATTACAAAGTAGCAGACAAGCTAGCAAGGGACATGGAGCGAGACGCAACAAACTTTGAAAAAGCCGCTAACACAATTGATGAGCTAGAGGCTCAAGTGCGAACCGATATTGACCCGGCTATCTCTAGAGAACAAGCAAACATAGATACAAAAATTAATGCAATTGACGAAGCTGTAAGCACTCAAACGGACGCAATTAACAACAAGTATGACAAAGCGAAAAAAGAAAGCTCAGAGCCGCCTGATGTCAGCAAAGCAGCCAAGGAACTTAAAGCAGAAGTAAACAAAAACACTGGCCAGGTAAAAGGCTTAACCAAAATATTTAGAAACGAGCTTAAGAAAATCAATGACAACATTGCTAAGTTGGTTAACAAAAGAAATCTTGCCATCAAAGACATTGAAAACGGCAAAATGGATTTGCAGATTAAAAGAGAGTACGAGCAGTACATCAGGACAGCTGAGGAAGCGCCAGGAAATGAGCTTTACGATTTAGACGCAAGAGAGCCCAGAAGCGTTATTGAGGAAATTGGCACAGAAGAACTTTCGCAGAGACGTGCTGACAAAATTGATATTGAAAGAAATATTTACAGGGATGAAATTGAATCGCTGCGCGCAGATGCTGCTTTAGTAAAGCAAGAAGAAAAAGAATTGTTAGCGCTTCAGCAAAAAGAATTTGGCGGCACATTATCTGAAGCGACACAAACACTAAAAGAAACAGCAAAAACCGAAGGCAAGCAAAGCCAAGAATCAAAAATTGCTAGTCAAAAAGAAAAAGCTAGAAAGTTAGAGCTGATGTTAGTTAAGTTAAAGGCCGCAGCCAAGAAATCTAAGCTAAATGTCGATTTTCAAAAGAAAATAGAAGAGCTGATGCGCCCTATCTACAAACTTGAGTTTATGAAAAGAAAGTACTCAAGAGCAGGCCTAGAGGCTTCCCTGCAAAGAAAGCAAACAGAAAGATTAGCTCAAGATTTAACGTCAAGAAGGATTCGTTTTTTATCTGATGATAAAATTGCTGAGATGGGCAGGCAGGCTAGGAAAGAGGAAAGAGCGGCTATTAAAAACGCTAGGCCTTTAAGGAACGAAGCCAGAGAGTTGGCCGAAGAAATACTAGAAGGCGCAAGCATAGCGAGAGAAAGAGCGGAAGAAATAATTCCGTGGCGACTAAGGAATAATGCAACGGGTAAGCCTTATCGTACTTGGGACCCAAATTCTTCTAATGCTGCTCAAATTGCTGCCGATTCAGCTGAGAGAGTATTTTGGACTATTCAGGGCCAAAAAGGCGAAACCGTTGTAAACCCTTTGCTTGAAGCAATGTCTTTGAGCGGCACATCATCTAACCTAAAGTTCCGAGGGATTAAAATACCCGCTAATTATCCAGGTAAACGGGATTGGTCTGTAACTGATATTAGAAAGTTAGCAAGCAATTACACAAGCGGCATTTCTCCTGCTATTTCTTTGTCCAGAAAGATGGACGAACTTAATCAGATGTCTATTGTACGGCAGACAGTTAAAAGAATGCAGATTGAAAAGTACGGCGCAGAAAAAGCGTTAGACATGCCTGACATTATGACCAATTACAACGAGATTGAGCCTGTTTTGTTTACGATGGCCCAAGAAGAGTACAGGATGATGGCCGAAGGTCTGACAGGGAAGGAGGCAAATAAGCTTAAAGCTGAATATGACGCTTCAAGACAAAACGCTATTGACGTTGTTAAGCAAACTAAAGGGTTAAACGAAGGTGGTTTTAACATAAACGACAGCAAGGCTGCTGATTTTGTAGATTTGTTTAACTCTGCTGCTTTTTCGGTTGTTTTGAACAATATGGCCGTTTCAATGATGGGCGACATGTTTACAGCTGTCCTTCAGTACGGTTTTAGAGACCATATTATGACAGGCTTGATACCACTGCTAAACGGTGGAGAGCTGGGAGCCTTAAACAAAGCGGAGTTAGCTTTGTTCAGGGACGCGTCCTACGTATCGCAAGGAGCCGTCCTATCAAAAGTTCACAGCGGCCAGCAAGAAAGTTTAAAAAATACAAACATTGGGTCTAACATCCAAAATTTAGCCAAGGTAATGGGGAACCTGACGGGGGCCAACCAGCTATCTGATTTAATTAACACCGCCACATCTTACACAGCAAAATCTATGTTAATCGTGTACGCCGAAAGATTTGTTGCTGGAACAATTACGGCGGGCGAAAGAACCCACCTGGCGCAAAACGGCATTGGTTTAGCTCAAGCAAAATTAATTAACAACCTGCATAAAACCTACGGATGGGACAGAGGCACATCAAAAGGCATTGACCCTGCCGTGTTAGAAAATGCCTCGCCCGACAACCTGCGCGCATATAAAATCTATCAAGATTACGTAAACGACCAGGTTAGGATTTTGTCTGGCGAGACTACCGCTGGATCCCTGCCAAACTCAGCCAGCACACCCTGGGGTAAATCAATATTTTTTCTTAAAAAGTGGCTTTTTACTGCAACCAATAATATTTTTATGCCGGCGCTACAAAGAGCAGACCAAAAAGCAGCAGAGGGATTTATGGCGTTGATTGCAATGGGTGCGCTACAGTCTAAAGTAAGAGCCTTGTACCGAGGCGAAGAAGAAAGAGAGTTTAATTTAGAAAGCTTTGTTGTTGACGCCATGTCAAACTCTGGAGTTGGGGGCGTTTACTCAATGCCGTTAGATGCGGCAATTGCAGCTGGTATTTTAGCCAGCGATGGCACAGCAAGATTTAACCCGATGACTGGTTTAGCTAACCAGATTTTAGGGCCAGGGGTGCTTGGTACATCAGAAAAGGCAGTTAACATTTTAGGTAAAATGCGAAAGATTTATACAGACGATGACCGGCAATTTACTTACAACGATTTAAACTACATGGCGCGCATTGCGGTACCCTTTTGGAGCTTTTGGCCTGTTGCTGCTATTGCCCAGCCTAGGTTGAAAGAATATTTTAAATCAATAGGACGTGATCAATGAGCATAGCAATTAATGACAACCCAACCTACGCGCAATATATAGCCACCGATGCCCAAACCTCCTTTATAGTTAGCTATCCTTTTGCTGCCGGTACAGATTTAAACGTATATGTCATAAACCCAGCATCAGTACCAAATGACGCGGCAGACCTAGTGAGCCCGGCAGATTATACGGTCACGGGAGCAGGCACAGAAGCAGGCGGCGCAGTAACCTTTAATGTTGGCGTGACTCTAAACGACATCGTTACCATTGTGGGTAATATGCCGGTTGATAGGACTACGGTGTTTCCAGACCTAAACAGCATTTCTACAACCTTAAATGCCCAGCTTAATGATTTGACTTTGATGGTTAAACAGCTAGAGACCAATCAAAATACCACTATCCCACATTACAATAACTCGGGGCTTATAGAGGAAGGTGATAGATACTTGCCGCTTCTAGATGAGGATGAAGTGTGGATTGGTGGTCCAAATTCTATCCAGAAGGCTGTTATTGGTGGCGCAGTAGCCCCAACTACAGCGCTGTACTGGGTGTCGGAAGCTACAGCGGTACTTTCATCCGAGGTAAATCTTGGTCTTTTGACTACCGGCATTATAAAACATACAGTAATAGGTAGCGTCAGTACGCCTGCCACTGCAATACCGGGCGTTGACTACTACGCCCCCGGCGGCGTTGTCGCAATAGCAGATGGGGGAACTGGTGCTACCACCGCTACTAATGCGCTAATCAACCTTGTTTCCGGTACCTCAATTGCACCCGCTACAATTTCCGGAACCGACAAGGTAATTATTCAAGATGCAAATGATGCAGATAACATCAAAACCGTTACTGCTCAGAGCATTGCTAATTTATCTGGCGGCCTTCAGTGGAGCGTGATTACGGCGGACACTACCGCGGTAATGAACCAGGGTTATATTGTCAATTCAGCTGCTCGGGTGATCATTACCATTCCTGCGTCATTCTCGGAAGGGGATGAACTGCGCATTGTTGGTCGAGGTTCGGGCGGATGGGAGCTGGCTCCAGTTTCTGCTCAGCAGATTTATTTTGGCGAATCGTCCACTTTGACAGGTGCCGGTGGCGGCAAGCTTCAGTCAACTCAAGATAGGGACTGCGTTGAAATTTTAGGCGTATTGCCTAATACAGAACTTACGGTCATGTCGGCCGTTGGTAACATCACTGTCGTATAATAATAGGAATTTAAACTATGGCTGAAAATAACGTTTTAAATCTTGCCTTTCCCGTCCCCGTTGACAAGGGTGGTGTGGGCGTAGCTACCTTAACAGAGCATGCAATTCTAAAGGGTAACGGCACAAGTGCTGTTGATGGCGTCAATTTATTAGACGGACAATTATTGGTCGGTAGTACTGGCTTAGCTCCAAGTGCAGCAACGCTGACAGCGGGTGCTAACGTTACGATTACTGAAGCTGCAGGAAGCATTACTATTGCTACCGCTGCTGGTGGTATCGACTGGAGCGAAGAAACAACTGCAGCACGTGCTCTGACTGTAAATACAGGTACTATTGCTAATAACGCTGCCCAAGTAGCTTGTACATTGCCTACGACAGTTGCTGTTGGTGCTGTATTTGAAATTGCCGGAGCTGGCGTTGGCGGTTGGAGAGTTGAGCAAAATGCACTTCAAACCATTCAGTTTGGCGATACCGCTTCTACAGCTGGAGTCACCGGTTATATTGAGTCCACGTTGCAATTTGACGCTGTAAAGCTTGTCTGTATCACTGCTGATACTGATTTCGTTGTAGTCAGTGCCGTTGGTAACCTTGACGTAGTCTAATCTAGTGCAATAATGATGCGAGGGCGACCTCGCATCTACTAATTCGGGGGGAATCCCCAAGTTTTTTCAAGGCAAGGATAAGGATTTCGAAATGGCTGAGAACAATAGCATTAATGCGCCCATTCCGGTTGAGATCGCCAATGGCGGAACGGGCTCTAGTACCGCTGTAGGCGCGCTAACTAACCTAGTGTCGGGAACCGTCATTACAACGTCAGTGGTTGCGAGTGCTGACAAGGTCATTATTCAAGATTCTGATGACGCAGATAACATTAAGACTGTCACAGCTCAGTCCATTGCTGATTTAGGTGGCGGTGGCGGCTTAACCAGGGCGCAGGCAACCGCAATTACATTAATTTTCGGGAGATAACTAAATGGCTAATCCAAATATTGCAGCCTTAACGTCGGTTTTTGGGCAGACAGTCGGTGTTGCGCTAACCTCTACCGCAGCTACATCTATTATAGAGAACGCGGCAGCTAGTGGCGAAGTGATACAAATAAATTCACTTACCGTTTCCAATGTAGACGGAACAAATCCGGCCGACATCACGGTAAGCTATTACGATCAAGATGCCCTCGGCGGAACCGCGTATCCAATAGTTTCAGTGGTGGTAGTTCCTCCCGGGTCAACTCTTGTTGTAATTAGCAAAGAGACCGCACTCAAAATTACTGAGGACTCATCTATAGGCGCGACCGCTAGTGCCGCAGATGATTTAACCATTGTGGCATCTTACGATACTATTTCGGCGGCTTAAATATGAATTATACGAGCAGGGGTTATATTGGCGCAGTTCCGGTGGTTGCGTTGCCGACGGGTGGGACCATTACCCTTGTTGGTAATTATAGAGTTCATGTATTTAACGGATCAGGAACATTTACCTATAAATCCAGAGTCCCGGGTATCGAGACGTTGCCGGAGAATTATGATTCGGTTAATTCCGGCCTTAAAAGCCTGACCGTTGAGTATTTAATCTGCGGCGGTGGTGGCGGTGGCGGTGCCGGTTACAGAGTCAGCGGCGTTGCTGGCGGTGGCGCAGGTGGCGGCGGTGGTGGTGGCTATGAAAGCTCCATAGCTGGCGAACAGTCCGGCGGTGGCCTTGCTGCCCTAGACCCGTTGGTACTTAACGAAGGCTCATACGCAGTTGTTGTCGGAGGCTTTGGTGCGGGCGGTAACGGGGCGGCCATGACGGCGGGAACTAACGGCGGAAATAGCACATTCGGCGGACGTTTAGCTGTAGGTGGTGGCGGTGGCGGGTCCAGTAGTTTTAATGGGGCGCTATCTGGCGGCTCGGGCGGTGGTGCCGGTGGCTATTACGATTTGACCCAAAATAACTCTGGCGGCTCCTCGAACGGGGCAGATGGTTATGCCGGCGGTGATTCCGCGAACGTAGGCCCTGGTGCAGGGGGCGGTGGCGCTTCAGAGTTAGGCGGTGACGCTACTTCGAGCAATGGTGGCGACGGAGGCGATGGGGTTTCCAGCTCAGCCGATGGTACTGCTACCGTTAGATGCGCAGGTGGCGGCGGTGCAGCCGTTACCAATAAAGGCGCGGGTGGCAATGGCGGCGGTGGAGAAGGTGGTTTCTTAGCAAGCCCTGCCGGCGAGGGATCTTCAGGGGCCGGAAGCGGCGGCGGTGGCTCTTACGCTCAGGCTGGCGCTGGCGCCACAGGCGGGAGCGGCGCTGCCGGAATAGTAATAATTCGATATTTAAAATCAGCAGTGGGGTTATAATAAACGCGGACATATTGGCGAGGAACCTTAACCGAAGTCCACCACTTCGGTTAGCGGGTAGCCGAATTCGGTTAGCAGTTAGCTGGATAAAGGTCAAAAAACCTTAAATTAGGACATAGAGAATGGACGCTCGACAATTTAGAACCGCTATTGTAGCGCCGGCCCTTATATCAGTTGGCTTGCACTCTGAAGCAGCGGAAAACCTTATAGTTGGCACGGCCCTAACAGAAAGCCGCCTAGAATTCGTAGAGCAACACGGTCACGGCCCAGCTAGGTCTTTTATGCAGATAGAGAAGGCTACCTATGACGACTGCCATAGATACCTGAGGCTGCGGAACCCGAAACTAAAAGAATTAATAGAGTGCTCCATACTAATGGACTCTTTCCCTCCATTTGAGTGCTCCACGTGGAACATGAGACTGGCGGTGTTAGTTGCTCGAGTTAAGTACTACATGGACCCAAGCCCGTTACCTGATGCGGGGGATGCGAACGGCATGTATGAAGTATATAAGCGGGTTTATAACACCCCTCTAGGGAGGGCCACCTATGGAGGCTCTATTTCTCATTTCTTGCGCGCATGCGCTTCGTAATAGGTACCTATAAGGAGAAATAGTATGTTTAAAAGGTTGGTAGAATTGTCAGTTAAAGCGGTAATTTCAACAATCACCGTTGGCACATGCTCTCTTGTTGTCTTTGCTATAGGTTGCTCAAAGCATCCAGACAATGCTTTTGAGGAACACATAGAGTCAGTGATTGAGCAGCTAGTTGAAGACAAGTTTGGGATGCCTGATGGCTCGTTAGACGGAGTTATTGACTTAACCCCCGGCTCTAAAGAGTCTTAATTAAGTACCGAGCTTTCATACTGTTCTTGAGTTGCTACTTGAGCTATTATGATGCAGGATAGGTATAGCAGAGATTCTATGCATTCGTGCATGTCTCCAGTATCTAATCCCTCAAGAACAGCTACAATTGCCCTGTCGGTTTCTCCATTCCCTGCAAAGCAAGCGTAGCTGTCTCTTGTTTTGTGAAACATGCCCGACGTAGCAAGGATTGTCTTTAGGCTTACCATCAAAAGCTTATTGTATCTGATAACATCTTGATTAAAGAACTGCTCTGTGGCAATCGGAATGTTTCCCAGCTCCGTCATTATCATCTCCAGGCTTTCGTCATCGATTTCAATGTCCATTACTTCTTCCATTTGAGGTTTGACAGGCTATTATTCATTCTGTTGCCGTCTATATGTGACACTTTAGTAAAATTAAGCGGGTTAGGTATGAAAGCTAGGGCTAATAGTCTGTGCGTGTAGTAAACCCTACTCTTCTCGCCTGAATTAAGTCCTACCATAGGATAGCCGATCCCAGCAATCCCTGATGCTAGCACGTAAGGCTTGCCGCTTTTCATTGATACTACCCGACCATCTTTAAATATAAAGTATTTGTCTGGCATACCAATAGTTTTCATGTCAACAGCTTCACTAAAATCCATTTCTTCACTCATCGCATTGTCCTTAAATTGCAGAAGGCATCATAGCATCAATATATGACATCACCCATTTAGCGCCGTCGGCCATGTTCTCTATCATATATTCATCGCGTAGCACGCGCTGTACATATAGTTGATGCTCGATTGGTGCACGCGGGTCGTAACTAACAAAGTCACACCAATCCCTGCCGGTTACCAGCAACTGCCATTGCATTTGCGCCATGTAATTTGCTGGCGGCCCTTTTTCTATATGAAGTAAGTGATTCTTGGTGCTAGGACACTTAACCTCTACTAATCCGTCATCATTGCAAAGCCCATCCGGAGAGGCTCCCCACCTAGGCTCATCATCATGTATGCAGAACCCGACATGCTTAATGTCGTACTTTGTTTGTAGCCAGTACCAAGCAATAGCATCATCTTCGTGGTCTATGCCCCACTGCATAGCAGAGCTAGCGTATGACTCCTGTCGGCCGCCCCAGAGCTCGGCCACCATCTCTCTAGCCAAGTCCTGACACTTTGGCATCGTTAACAGTCTTGACGCGTTGCTGGCGGTTATGCATTTAGATCTAACTTTAAACCATTCGTCACTTCTTTGTAGGCAGCTTAGAATCTTCAATTTCTTTTCTCCAGTCTTGCTTTTTCAGACCTTGGGTTTGGCACTGTATCCGACGCTCTTTCACGATATAGTTAGCTTGAACCTTGGGGCTTCTTTCTGAGAATGACAGGATGCACGTACGAAACAGGGACGATATAGTTACGTTGTGTGTCACTGCCAGCTCCCTGAACTCATCAAGCTGCTCGGGCGACATCATTGCTGATGCTCTGGCTTGCGATCCACGGTCTCTATAGGTATAAGTTTTAGGTCTTGGCATTATGCTCCTCCTGTTTCTTCGTTAAGCTCATTAGAGTTGCAGCGTAGTGAGTCGCCGGCAGGTCGTCAATGCTGTTAATTTGGTAGAAGGATGTAATGCGCCTTACGTCAAACTCTATACTGAACATTATCGAGACAAGTTTCTCTTTCTGTTCAGCGCTAATCAGCACGGGCTTAGCTTTAGCTTCAGCTGTAGATTTTCCTGAGGCATCATCATCCTCCTGAGTAATCCCAAGAATAGCCGCCAGCGCATACCGCCTAGCGTAAGTGATAACAGAACCCACGCCCTGAGCCGCATTCATGCCCTTACCAACGCAGCTAGGCATCGTTAACGTGCTAGACATATATTGGCCAGACTTATGCAGAATCATCGTCTCTACGGACACAGAGGAAGTGTCAGCTACACTAGGATGCTGAGTGATAGATAAACCATACTTAGAAAGCAAAGGCCTAACCATCGTTAGTATCTGACCAAGGTCCGCATACTTGTAACCGTAACCAGACTTGTCCTTACTCGCGTTCTCTACCTCAGCAGTGAATAGCGACAAGCTCGCCCCTAACTCGTTTATTGATTCGCTTCTTTCCATTTTATTTACTCTTCTTCGTAGTCTTGTTGATGATTATTATTATCTGACTCTCTAACAAGTGATATTCTTTGATCCCAAATGTCTTCAATAAAACGACACATGTAAATTAGCACCGCCTTTCTCAATGACTCACTAGATATGTCGTACATAAGCCTGACAGTGAATGAACCAAAATAGTCATTCTCTACCACAGCTTCATGCTGCACCTCGTCCGGCGATAACATATAACAAGCCCTAGCTATCCTTGTTTGCTCAGCAATAGGTAGCTCAACAAAGCCAATATAACTAGCACCCGCAATGCACGCATCTATATAATTAAACAAATTTTTGTATGTGTTATCGTAGCCAAGATTATTATCCATGTTTTCCATTCCCTTGCATTTAGTGAGCGATAAGATTAACATGACGAGTCACATGAGTCAATTCAAATTACAAAGGATATGGAAATGAGCGCACAGGAAGATAAGTACCCGTTAGAATATATAGAGTCTATTATTGCGAAGAGTGAGATAGTTGCTACAAGAAACGGCGATATTAGAGTGCCGTCTGATTTAGAGATGAGTGTAGTTAATTTATTTCTTAAGAAGATGTATGGTGGTGAGGACATAATTAACATGGTTCATGTTAGTGAGGAGTTAGAGGTGAGCATGTTTACTGTATCTCATACTATAAGAAGTTTACGCGAAGCTGGTCTTATTAGGGCTGAGGGAACGGCTGGCGCTAATAGGTATAGGATTTTATTTGATAAGTTTTAGAGGGATTAAAAGCCCTGACAGTTGCGACGCTGTCAGGGTAAAGGGAGATACTATATATGAATATACTCAACACACGTTGTTATTCTACCCAAGTTGATACGCATTGTAAAATCACCCCGATCGGGATCATTGTGGCGTGGTGTTGGGTTCTGAAGGCCAAATCGTCCCGTTCGGGATGATTCTATGGTGGGGTTGAGTTCTGATGGTTAAATCGTCCCGTTCGGGATGATCTTAAGTGTGAGGTATACGAAATCGTCCCGTACGGGCGTAGAGATACAGACGGATTAATGTTAAGGTGTTTTGTCAATTAAGTGAGTTGCAGCGATAAGCTGGCTTATTAAATTAAACTCCGACTGACACTAAGTGCATCAGTCGGAGAGTGAGCATAGAGGCCGTACGAAGGCATATGCTCTGAATTCATCTAACCAAAGAGAATTACTATCAATATGAACAACCTTACGACTAAGAAAGATAAGTTCAATCCACCCCTAACTGCAAAGAAAGGGAAGGTCAACCCGCCCCTAACCACAAAAACAAGGCAGAAAAGGGAGATCAGCCACAATGATACACGCTAAAATCTCTAAGTTCAATGCCTTATCAGGTAAAGATGCTCTCAACGGATCTGAGGGTTATGCATTTAGTGTGAAAGACAAGGATGTCTTAATGAACCGTGCTGTTTGTTTCCTTTCTTTGTCCCTTTGCCTTAATGGCTCAGGGGGTGTGCTTATTTGATTAGCATGCCTCTTGGGGTCTAGCGGGGTATCTACGTTCTGACCAAGGGTTATTGTCACACAGAAGGGCGCACAATGTGACGGGCAAGGACTGTGTATATAGTGGCAGATCGACGGGCTTACTTTCTCCGAATTAGGGTTGTGAAGTGACTTAATCCTTAAGATCCCCGCTTTAACGCCTCCTGGGGGCCAGTGCAGCCATGTAACAATGGTGAAAACTCAGGAATGCCGCCGAGCTATACGTGACCGAAGGGTTTCATATTAGTTAGCTGGTCTAGTCAAGGGTGGTATTTACTACTGCCCCTGGCTGGACTATGCCTAAAAGCTTCCGCTTACTCAGGGTTTCAGTAATATATTAGGTTTTAGTTTGTGTTTAGGCAGTTAGACTTTAGATGTTTACTTGGTTTGACTGGCAGGTTAGTGAGCATTATAGTTTCCACATAAAGGAATATGTAATAGAGATTTAGGGACAGGTTAAGCAGACATTGATAGTGAAGGTGGAGAGATGCAGAAAAAGTTAACGTATATTTATAACCCAGTTTCTAGAACCAACCATATTTTAGACCCAATAAAAGGAAAAGCGCATTGTGGTGTTGACCTTGAGCAGCTTGTAGACTCTGATTCATTAGGGCCAGGCAAAAATTGTAGATCATGCCGAACAGTTTATTTACGTAAAAACCCAGAAATGGCAATTATTGAAGATCCCGCCGATGACAATCGTAGCCCTAGCGCCAAAGCCGCCGCTAAAATACTTTCGACATGGGTTAACTATAAAGGCGCCCCCATCACCGCCAAAGAAGTATTGGAAAGATTTGCAGCTAATGCAAAAGAATCTGAAATGACAGACTTAAACTAACAAAGGCACAATATGGAAAGACAAGTAACAGGATATACCATCATTAAAGGCTATCTTAGTAAGACTACAGGTAACCATACTAGTGAATTATTCGTTAAGAAAGTAAACTTAGCTATATCGACAGGTAACCATACTAGTGAATTATTCGTTAAGAAAGTAAGCTTAGCTATATCGAAAGGATGGGAGCCACTCGGGCCTCCGCACTTCATGACCAACGAGTTAAGTAAGCTTGTTACAATACAGGCAATGATAAAGTACTAACTCAACATAAGCACAAGGATGTGACATGGAAAACGGACCCAAACACTGCACCCAGTCTTTTAATCCGCAAAAGTTCACTATATCCCCTGCCGAAGCGCTCATTGTCATCAATAGAAACTATCAATATTTAGCAGAGCTGATAGAGATGCACGCAAACCCAAATATGAAGCCTCCATACATGGAGGAGCTTAGACCAACAAACACCCCTACAAGCCCCCCAGCCAATGAAAGCAAGCAAGCCCCTTGGGATACTACTTATGACGGAAGACGACGAGCCGACGGCTACAGCAACGATACAACAGCTATGCGCGAGAAAGTAAAGGCGTACGACGAGCAACAATCAGAAACTAAGAAGAAAGAAGCGATAAGTAAACTAGATGAGAAGATGATAATGGAACATGAAAGAAAGGACTTATGGTAGAGCATTAACCAGTGTAGCAGGGTTTAGTGCAACAATGTCCTTAAAGTCCCTTAAAGTAGCTTAAAGTCCCTTAAGGTTCTTAAAGCATCGACCAGCATAACAGGCAATTTATAAAATAGCATCCCCTTAACTTTTTTAGGAGATGACCCGAAATCCCCTGAACTTTTTAAAAATCCTCTTAACTTTCTCAGAATTGTCTCAAAATCCTCTTAACTTTCTGAGAATCACCCAAAATCCCCTTAACTTTGTGAGAAATCGCTAAAATCTCCTTAACTTCGTGAGGAGATGCCCCGTAACAATTTTCGAAAAGTTTGGACAATGTGGACAATGTGGACGATGTAATGGGCAGCTTAAATGATAATGCTTAGTCGAATTAAAGGGTGGCACCTAGATGTGTTTTAGGGTGGCACCCAAAAAACCGTTACAATTGGTGATAGATGTGGTAGGCCATCGACCAGTGTAGCAGGTAATTTCAGGGATTAGTGCAAACGTGTCGAAACGTGTCGAAACGTGTCGAAACTGGGACAAAACTGGGACAAAACTGGGTCGAAACTGGGCGAATAATTTAGTAAAAGAATAACCCCGCCGGAGGCAACCAGCGGAGCAAAACGAAAAAAAGACTATAGGGCAATGATTATAACCCATTGTCGACCCAGGTGTTAGGGTCTGAGTAGGGGTCTGAGTAGGGTCTGAGTCACGATAAGTCAGACTTTAGGGGGTACAAAGCTGGGTTTTAGGGGGTACAAAGCTGAGTTTGGGGTCTGAGTAGGGGTCTGAGTCACGATAAGTCAGACTTTAGGGGCGCTTACTCGACCAGTACTCGACCAGTGCTCGATCATTACTCGATCATTACTCGATCATTACTCGATCATTACTCGATCATTACTCGATCATTACTCGATCATTACTCGATCAAAGGGGTTTTGTATGGTTTTGAAGGCTCGTTGCTTACATGTTTTTAAATAATGCGTATTGTGCGTATTGTGCGTTAGACGGTATATATAAATCTGTAGGGTTTTGTTTCTTCGATGCTGGCCTGTTTTTTGTCTTGGCGTCTACTTATGGTGATGGCTGTGTTATAGCTATTATTGAGTTCGATATTAACGCCCTCTATGTCATCGTTTGACTGTCTACATTTGGAGAATAGGGAGATGATAGCGGTCGCGGCTTGTACTATTGTATGCCACATATAGCCTCCGGGGGTTTTAATGAGCAGGGAACATAAGCACCAAAAAGCTTTGATTCAATATTTCAAGTTAGCATACCCTAGATACGAGAAGCTATTATTTTCTATACCTAATGGTGGCTCTAGGGATGTTAGGGAAGCTGTCAAGCTAAAAGCCGAGGGTGTTACTTCTGGAGTGCCTGATTTAATGTTGGCGGTCCCTACTCTCGTTTATCCTGGATTATTCATTGAAATGAAGTCGCCAGCGGAGCTAGGAAAGCCGCCAGGGAGACTTTCTAAGAATCAGATAGATATGATTAGTAGACTGAAGGAGCAGGGCTACAGGGTTGAGGTTTGCTTTGGTAGTCTTGAGGCTATAGAGGCTTTAGATCGGTATCTTGCTTAGCTGCCACTTCGAGTAGTTCGTCTAGGGTGGTTGCCACTACTTTTCGGGCTTGAATCATTTTAACGTTGTCGCAACCCTCAGATTTTAGCAGTTTAACTACAGCTAGTGCTTTGTTTAACTTTTCATGTGCATCATCTAAAGGGTTCGACATTAGGGCTATCCTACTTTTTATTTGATATCATAAGGGTCCCTGCCACCACCGCCACTACCGGTCTTTAATCCCTTGTCTGCCATCATTTCCTTAGCTTTTGCTATTACGACAGAAATCGGTTCTATGTACAAGTTTGCAACTACAAATGTAGAGCCTTCTACCTTATGAGTCTCCTCATGACTCTCTATCTCTATTATCAGAGAGTGATAGTCAGGCGTGTCCGGTTTATCTTTTGACATGACTATAAGCGGCACTCTAAGCTTCAGTAAATCATCTAATGCTTTATTAAGTGCGCTAACCGCGTCGTGCTGCTGCTTTAACATTGATTTTTCTTGTTCACTCATTCGGAAATTCCTAACACGTTAAAAGGGTATCTCATCATCAAAAGGCGTAGCGGCCGGCAATACAGGCTCTGCTTTTCGTACTAATGCAGACTCTTGCTTGCTATCCAACATGCTCATTTCTTTAGCTACAATCTCTATAGCTGTGCGCTCTACACCTTGGACCTCGTACTTACGTGACTTGATAGTGCCCTCAATATAAACCTTACTGCCCTTCTTCAAATACTTAGCGCATATCTCGCCAAGCTTTCCCCAAGCAGTGATATTGTGCCACTCCGTAACAGTCTTCTGGTCACCAGACTTGTCCTTGAATCGCTCACTAGTCGCTAATGAGAACCTAGTGCAGCTAGTCCCACTCTCAAACGCCTTAACTTCTGGATCTTTACCCAAATTGCCAATCAAAATTGTTTTGCTAAGCATCACCTAACTCCCTCATATTCGTAAAAAGGTATCGTATACGTGTTTCGTTCCAAAACCCTGTAATTAACTATCTCGTCATGCAACTCGCTCAATACAGAGAACGCATAACACGTCATCGCTAAGGTAGTCAGCATCGCAAAGCTAATCATCAAACTCGTGATCTTGCTCACTTAAACACTCCATTATTTTATCGTTAAAAAGCTCGCGCTCTTGCCTCGCTATGTCCATCTTTATTAAATCAGACACATACTCAGTCATTCTTTTATTCTCAATGTCAGCAGCTACCTGTAGCTGATCCTTGAATGTGGACGTCATCCGCATATAAAGTGACGACGTTTTAAGTAAATCTAGTCTAGACATCTATATCCCTCCATTTTGATTGCTAGAGAGTATAACACGCGTCAATAATATTGATGACCCGTTATCTTACTCCACAAGAACCGGCCGTAATGCCACATTGCAAAATTCATCAGCGCAGCTACATGTATGTAGAGAACCATAAGTAAAATATAAAGAATTATATCCATAGTCGTACCTTTGTGTGTGTTGTTAATCTTCATCATGCTGCTTTACAGACCAGCTCCCCGCCGGCCATGAAAACATCTCTAAAAACTCTATTATGTCGTCCGCGCACTCGCCCTTTAAAAACAAAATCTCTTCCATAAAGCCATTTTTTGTTGAGAGTACGCACCTGTAATTATTCCTCATAATTACTTTCCCCTTCCCTTTTCAGCTTCGGATTCGCGTGGATGACGCGTGGCCCTCATGTCGATTGCTCATCACGAAACGAGCTAGACCAAACAATAGCTTGTGAATCAGTTATCTTCCCTTCTTCGCATAAAGTGTTAGTAAGTTCGATCCAACCATCACGCATGACGTCAGCATTGCCCGGGCCGTGAATCGCTAGTAAACCTGGCGCTACACTGTCGCGGAACATTATCAAAGCATCTCGCTTAGTTAGTCTATTCATATCTAGTTACTCCGTTTGTGTGTTTGTGTCAGTGAGAGTATTATACCTAAGTGCTTATTCTTTGTCAATACAAACAGCAAGCAAACAGTAATCATTAACGAAGCTATGTACAAACGAGATTAAATGTGTACAGAATGTGTACAGAATGTGTACTCTATTAGTTAGTTACGCGTGACGAAACTAAGTCAGACTTTAAGTAAGGATGCTTAATGAATAAACGATTAGTACGGAATCATAAGAAAGAGAACAGTGATTACGATCCAGAGTTTCATGACAAGATGGCGTTTGAATTTCTGAGTAAGGGTAAGGCTGTTGTTGAGCTACTTGCTAAGTTACATATAGTGAAGAGCACTTACTATGACTGGATAGAGACCAAGCCGTCATTTAAGAGGGCTATAGAGCTAGGAAGGACTAACGGCGAGGCTTTGTGGGTTTCCAGGGCTGCGGACAAGACGTTTGATCCAGATTTTAAGGAAGCTGCATTTAAGTCGTTAATGGCTAGGCAGTACAGTCACCCTAGCAATCGCGAAAGACTACTGCGCGTGAACATCGAGGCTGACACAGCTGTTGAATCATTCAAGAAGATAATGAGCGCTGTTAGTAATGAGATGCTTACTACTAAAGAGGCGTTAGACTTATCTCATATCTTGCTGGCCTCTGTTACTGCTAAAGAGCGTGAAGAGCTTGAAGTACGTATATCTGAATTAGAAGCAATAGCAGCTAGCCAGTGATAATCAAGCTTAGTGATACTTTTACTTTGCGTCCTCAGCAAGCGGAGATGTTGCGGGCTTTCTTTATTGATGAGAAGAGATACATCATTAGGGTTGCACACAGGCGCTTTGGTAAAGACTTCGAAGCATTTGCATTGATGTATGCTGCAGCTATGCAAAGAAAGGGTATATATCTTTATCTATTACCCACTATTAATCAGTCAAAGAACGTAATTTGGCAGACAGTCGGGGAAGATGGCACTAAGCTTATTGATAGAGTACATCCAGAGTTAGTGTCTAAGCGTAACGAGTCAGAGCAAAAGATATTCTTGAAGAACGGTAGTGTCATTTACGTGAGTGGCTCTGACAACTTCGAGAGGCTGGTAGGAATGAACGCCTGTGGGATTGTCTTTAGCGAATACCAAGGGTCAAGCCCTTTAGCTTATCAGCACTTAAGCCCGATGATTGTCCGCAATAAAGGATGGGTTCTGTTTAACGGAACGCCGAGGGCATACAATCACTTCGGTGATATGTTTGATTCGATGAAGGACAACAAGAATTGGTTTGTGACTAATCTCACTTGCAACGACACATACGACTGTAACAATGAGCGTATTATCACTCAAGAGATGATAGAGCAAGAGCGTGCTAACAACATGCCTGAAGAGTTGATACAGCAAGAGTACTTTGGAAGCTGGAGCGCTGCGCTGCGAGGGGCTTACTATGCTGAGCAATTGCGTGTTGCTAGGGAGGAGAGGCGGATAGGCATCTTTCCTTTTGTTGATATGTACCCTGTGCATACGGGCTGGGATTTAGGCGTGAGGGATAGGACTGCCATATGGTTTGTTCAGGTTTACGCTGATAAGGTATTTCTGATTGATTATTATGAAAATGACGGGCAGGGCATGCAGCATTATGTTGATGTGATTAATGATAGGAAGAAGAAGTTTAAGTATCGTTATGGCACACATTACGCGCCGCACGATATTGAAGTTAGAGAATTTGGGACAGGTAAAACTAGGCGTTCTCAAGCTAGAGAGATGGGAATAATGCTTAATACTGTGCCAGCACCGGGCCACAAGATTGAAGGCATTCAAGCAGTCAGGTATATGATGAAGCGCATGCACTTTGATGACGTAAAAGCAAAGCAAGGTATTAAGCATTTACATGAGTATCACGCTAGTTACAACGTCAAGAATGAAGTGTACTCGTCTAGTGCTGTTCATAATAAAGCTAGTCATGGCGCTGATGCGTTGCAGACATTTGTCCTCGGCTGGATGAAGCAATTTGAAGCAAAGAATTTACAGGCACAGTTCAAGTATGCAAACTTGTATGCTAAGAATGTGACAAACATGCAAAAAGTAAGCTAGACTAACTACACATTAAACACGGAGAGTTTAAAAATGGGCGTATTTGTTTATTCAAAGACACAAGAAGTAGCTAAAAGCATTTGTGAAATGATAGAAGCTCCGGGATTTATCTTTAGCTCACGAGGCGAAATGGATTTAGTTATCTTGAGGCATCTTAGCGATGTCGGTAAAGATATCTGGCCTACTTATTTCACTACTTTAGGCTCTCTTGCTGGCTCGCTAGATATTCACATGGAACTTAACGAAGACGATGAAGTCGAACGTGCAGCTAAGAAGATGTGCGCAACGAAGAAAGCATGGTCATACGTAAAGATTCAGAATGGTCCCCGCATGAATTTCGTAATTGGTTATTCTGATTGCTCCCCTGCCAGCCCCTTTGCGTATTCCAACACTCAGATGGCGCAGAAAGGTTTAATTCAAACTACTGTGATGCCGGGTTGATATGAAAAAAATCAAAGTGAAGTGTTGCTCTAACTGTGACAAAGGCATGCATGATTTCATCGTGTCGAAATGGCAGATTACAGCGAGCTATCAAAAAGCTAACGAAATCACATGTACTAAGTGCTTACTCAATTTAGACTTAAATGAACTTGCAAGCGCAAGGTTGATGCATGAGTCTGAAAAATAGAATCATAGTACTTAAGGGACAGCTGACTAGCGTGCGGTTTATACGCACAGTTATAGGCAAAGATTGCGAAATAATGGAGAAAGCTAGAGAAATCACATTCCACATAGACATCTAAGAAAGGACGCTGACATGAGTAGATCGGGAAGATTGCGCGCAGACTTGAAAAAAGAAACTGAACTGTTGAAAGAGCAGAGATTGGGTCTCGAAGCTCAAGCCGAGAGAGAAAAGAAGAAATCTAACAGAATCTTGATACGTGGAATCAGGTCAAGACGTGGTGGTAGCTCTGGTTTTGAGTCAAGTGGTCCACTGGGTGGCAAATCTGACTCGGGTGACTCATACGGTGGCTAAAAAGACAGCGAATAATAATGTTAAACGCTTGCTCAACAAGAGAGCTGTAGCTTATCAACGCAAGCTGCAATGGCAAACGCTATTGCAGCAGACTTACAAGCTAAGTCAGCCGAACCGAAACATACTAGAGATTAGCCCTATCGGAGGCGGCATAGGTAACAGCTATCTAGCTCAGGGAACCAATCTCAACTGGGACGTCTACGACTTAACGCTGGCTCACGCTACCGAAGTCTATGTAAACCGAATGGTTAATGCGATGATTCCCCCAGGCAAGAGGTGGTTAAACTTCGTGCCAGGCGCTGATATTCCTGAAGAATTTCAAGAAGAAGCAAAGAAAGTCACTCAAGAACTCACCGATAGATTCTTCTACTACCTCAACCAATCAAACTTCGATCTAGTTGCCCCAGAATGCTTCATGGATATGGCCGTTTCTACAGGCTACATGATAATCAACGAAGGCATAGACGAGGATGAGCCTTTAATCTTCTCAGCAATGCCGCCGTATATTACATACGCATGCGAAGGTCCACACGGTAAATTTGACGCATACTTTAGAGATTTTGTAGATGTATCTTTAGACCACGCGAGAGAAATGTGGCCTGATTTCCGCATGCCATCCGAGATTGTAGAGAAAGAAGTTGCCGAGACTACTATCACTCTATATGAGATGACGTACTTTAATTACGAGGACAGGCAGTGGCATTACTTAATAGTGTACCCACCTTCAGAAAAAGTTTGTTATGAAAAAGTTGATGACTCTAGTCCTTGCGTTGGTTTCCGCGCCAAGAAGCTTAGCGGCGAAGTGGATGGTCGAGGCCCAGCTATGGATGCTATGCCTGCTGCAGCGACTATCAATCAAGTCATGTATGACGAGATTCAAGCAGCTAACCTCCGTGCTCAACCAATTTATATGGGCTTTGATGATGGTGTATTTAACCCACATACTTTCAAAATGGTACCAAACACTGTAATTGCATGCTCACCAAGCGCTAGTGGTGCGTGGCCTATCCAGCCTTTACCACCAGCTGGTGACATTAATTGGTCAGGTATTGTACTTGATGACCTTCGTGGTCAGATTAATGAGATTATGCTTACTCAGCCTTTCGGGCCTATTGATTCTCCAGCTGTAACAGCGACTGAAATCATTCAAAGACAGCAGCAGATTCTTGAAAATGCATCAGCAGCGTTCTCAAGAATACAAAGAGAGTTCTTTGAGCCGGTTGTTAAGCGTGTTACTGACATTCTCCGGCGGAGAGGCCTATGGGAAGATGTGGAAATTGACGGCAAGATGTTAGCTGTTACTTTCGAGACTCCTTTGACGCAAAGCGAATCACAGAAAGAAGTGATGACGTTGCTTAATCATCATCAGTCATTGAGTCAGATTGTCGGTCCTGAGATGGCAATGGGCTATTATCAGTTAGATGAGATTGGGCCGTGGATCGCTGACAAGCTAGATGTTCCGCTTCAGTTAGTGAAGTCGCAACAGGATTTGTTGGAGCAATTCCAGATGATGCAGGAAGCTCAGCAGGCGCAGCAGCAATCTGAAGAGGTGGGAGCTGAGGCTGCAGAGGCAGAAGAGCAGGCAATGATGCAACGAGAACAAGCGCAGGAGCTCTAGAATGGGTAAACAGCAATCTGATGGTGAAATAACAGAACTATACAAAGCTATTGGCGTTGTATTTAGTAGTGATGACGGTAAAAGGTTGCTGCAGAGGCTTGAGGATGTATTTCTCAAGCGTCCGGTATCGCCTCCGGGTATGCAAGAGGGTTTTGCATATTTTCGTGAAGGTCAAAATGATTTGATTAGAGTATTTAGACTACAGGCTACGAGAGCACAACAAGGAGAGTAGTAGGATGGAAAACGGAACAGATGCGGGAATTAATGCAGATGCACAAAATGTACAGCATGATGCGCCAGCAGGAGAGTCAAGAGCAGCCGAGCAACCAAGCGAATGGTTCTGGTCAGAAGGAGTCGCAGGCACCGGTGAGGCTCCCGAGGGCTATAAAGCTGACAAGTATAAATATGCTTCAGACCAAATCAAAGCTTACTCCGATCTCGAAAAGAAGTTTGGCGGTTTCACTGGAGCGCCTGAAAACTACGATTTCTCTGCGTTGGACATTGATGAAAATCAACTGGTTGTTAAGGAGCTTTCGTCAGCTGCCCAAAAAATGAACATGTCGCAAGACGGTTTAGAGAAAATCATGCATAGCTTGGTAGTTGCTCAGCAGACTGAAGATAAGATTAACCTAGAAGACAACGTGAAGGCTTTAGGTAATCATGGCGAGCAAATGATGAAGGCTTTCGATCACTGGACTAAGAGCAAGTTCTCAAGTGATGAGTCTGACATTATTAAAGGCTGGGTTAAGACTGCTGATGATTTGAAGATGTTAGATAAGATTAGGGCTAACACCAATATTGCGTCGATGCCTACGGATAGTTCAGTGCGCATGTCCTTGTCAGGTGATACTGTTGAACAGGTACGTGATGAGATGTCCAAAAATATTGGTAAATTCAATAATGACAGGATGTATCGCGCTGCTATTCTACAGAAATTGGGTGATGCAGTAGAGAGAAGTAGATAACTTGCACAATCAATGGACAACAACTACACTGTTCATTGAGTCCCGCAAGGGGTACCTCAGTTTAAACGCAGGCTGACGATACTAGTAATACCGTCCTTGAGTAGCCGAAGCATGGGAAATTGTTTCAACTACTTAAGGAGTTTCTACATGGAACTTAATGGCGTACAACAGGTAGCGTATGACGCATACGTGCATGCATTGTTTCAATCAGAAGGCGGACTTTTAGACGGCAGATGTCGCGACCGTCCAGGTGTGATTGGTACTACAGATCAATATCGTGTTTCCAACCAAGTTATTGCTACACAAAAAGCTCCACAAGACGCTTTAAGTGTGCTTAACATGCGTTTCGATCCAGTTGTCTGTACATTGGCTAATTGGTCAGCTCCAGATTTCGTTAATATCTTCGAACAAACAGATGTTAATTTCCCGATTGCTCGTGAAGTTGCTCAGGGTATCGTTCGTGCCGTTAAGCGTCGCGGAGATCAAATGAAAATTGATGCTCTAGATGCTTCGACAACCACTAACGTTATTGCTGCTGCTGCGACAGGTTTCACTTTCGCTAAATTTCAAGAAGCGATTCAATTGTTAGCAGCTAACTCAGCTGGACGCGGAAAGATTTGCTGTGCAATCTCTGCATCTGCTCAGTTTGACTTGTTACAAGAAGAAAAGATTACTAATCAGTTCTATGTAG